GGGGCCGCAGCAGATCACCAAGGGCACCTGGCTCATGGGCGTGGTTTGGGCACCCAACTACTTCTCGAAGGTGGAGAGCGGCCAGATCACCGGGTTTAGCATGGGCGGCTCGGGCAAGAGGATTTAGGGTTGTTGAGCACTCCGGCGTTTGCGATTTCGTAATCCAGGGTGCCGTTTTTTATGGCACGAGCTACAAAGCGTGATCAGGTTTTCCAGTTCGTGAGGGTACTCATCAGGACCGAACGTATCAACGGGTTTATCATGATGAACCTCAAGATGCTCGGTAGCGCCACACTGGCGGCAGCGATGGCCATCCCGTTCCAGGGCTAATAATGCCTGGGATTTGCTGGTGCGTCTATTTTTCCCGTGCCAGTTGGGGTTGTTCTCGCCGCAATAGGCATGGGAGCGCCAGGTAATCATGCATGCCGATGAACAGAACCGGCGTCCATTTTTAACCTCTTTGATCGGGACGGTAAACGTGCAGCCGCATTCGGCACAGACGAGATCGACCCTTTGAGCCAGCGGGACGGTAGCATCAGACCCGCGCTTGTAGGCATAGCGACAGGGATTAGAGCAGAACTGTCGTTCAGACAAGCAGGCCGGGGCAGAAAACGGTCTCCCGCACCAGGCGCACAACTTCCAGATCCGATCAGACGGCCTGGATAGGGCAGCACAGGTTTTTGAGCAGAAACGTTGCGAAGCACGGCACGGGACAAAGGACGTTCCGCACCTGGCGCAGCGTTTTTTTGTTTTGATCACGCCAATCACCTCGTACAACAGTTTACATCAACGCCGGAACCTCAGCAACCTAAATGTCGGAAGGAGGGTAGTAGATGCCAAAACTTGTCAATATGCGGATTACGGAAGTGTCAGGAGTAGATCGCGCTGCGAACCGGCGGCGCTTTTTGCTGATCAAGAGCGAGGGAGGCGAGGCTGTGGACGACATCACCAAGGACGGCAAGGGGCCGTTCTGCAGCATCTGCAAGGGCGGAAACTGCAAGGACTGCCCGTGTGCAGACTGCGGCAAGAAGACCTGCAAGGGTTGCGACGAGACGCCGCTCAACAAGGCCGACGCCCCGACCAAGACCGAGGACGGGGAGAAGTACACGGCTGCAGCCTACGCCTACGTGCCTGACCCCAACGAGCCGAGCACCTGGAGGCTCCGGCTCCAGGACAAAACGCACGCGGTGACGGCAGCGCAGGTGGGGGGAGCATTGGCTGCACTGGGGCCGAAGGGCTTCCGGGGCAACCAGGTCGAGATCCCGGCCGGGGACCTGGCAGGTGTCAAGGCCAAGGTCAAGGCGGCCTGGACTAAGGCCAACCCGGACGCCGAAGATGGCGACGTCCCCAATGTGCTGAAAAGCATCTGGAGCGAACGCTTTGTCGACCTGGTCAAGGGACTGTTTCATGGCCAGGAAGAGACGGCCAGCGAGGATGCTGCTGTGTTTGACGCCCTGACCAAGGTCGGGCGCACGATCAGCGCCGACAACCTGGGCAAACTCAAGGCCGCTCACAGCCATCTGGCAGCAGTGATCGCCACCGCCGAGAACAGCCAGGGCAACGGCGACGAGATCGACCCGGGCACCGACCCGGCCGGCGCGAACACGGGCACCGACGAGAACCTGGACGACAAGGATGCTGAAACCAATCAAGGAGGGGACAACGTGGACAAGAACGAGCAGGTAACTAAAGTCGACTTCGAGGCGCTGAAGAAGCGCAACGACGACCTGGAGAGCTTGCTGAAGGTAGAGCAGGATGCCCGGATTCTCAAGGCATTCCAGGACAAGGTCGGCATCTACAAGGCGCTGCCGATGGGTGATGGATTCGCCACCGTGCTCAAGGGGATCAGCGAGAAGGCCCCCGAGGAGTACGCGGCCCTGGACAAAGTGCTTTCGGCGGCCGACGAGGCCATGACCAAGGGCGCACTGTTCAGCGAGATCGGCCGGGGCGGCTCTGCTCCGAGTGGAGCGCAGCCGAAGATCGACGCCCTGGCGGCCGAGATGGTGACCAAGGACACCGCCGGACTGACCAAGGAGCAGGCGATCCGCAAGGTTTACCGGGAGCACCCGGATCTCTATGCCGAACTGCAGCACGAGCAGGCAGCGGCACGAAATAGGAGGGGCAGATAATCATGGCGACTGAACTCCCGATCGAGTACATGTCCCGCGTAGCCGGGGCGGACTTCACCCACGACCAGTACACCTACGTCACGGTCGACGCATCCGGCCATGTCATCCCGGCCACCCTCGGAGCCAACGCCATAGGGGTAATCGTTAACACCCCGGGCATCGGGCAGACGGCGCAGGTCATGATCTTGGGCGAGTGCATGGTCTACTACGGAGCCAGCGTGACCGCCGGGCAATCCGTAGAATGTGACGCCACCGGCAGGGCCATTACGGCGACCGCCGGATTTGTTCTTGGAATTGCCCTGGAAAGCGGAGGGGTCGGCGAACTGCACACCGTCCTGCTGTCTGCCAGGGGACTGCTCAGCTAAGCACAACACGAGAGGAGAGTGAAACTGAATGCCTAGCCCTACCCTTCAGGAAACCCACATCGACTCCGCGCTCACGAACATGAGCGTGGCGTACCTGCAGGACCCGAATATGTACATCGCTGACAAAGTCTTCCCGATCGTCCCGGTCGAGAAGCAAAGCGATCGGTACTTCGTCTACAAGAAAGAGGATTGGCTGCGGGACGAGGCCGTGGAGCGCGCTGCCGGAACCGAATCGGCTGGCGGCGGCTACGACATCGACAACACCCCGAGTTACTACTGCATCAAGTGGGCATACCACAAGGACGTCACCGACGACGACCGGACCAACAGCGACGAGCCGCTGCGGCCGGATGAGGACGCCGTCCAGTTCGTCACCGACAAGATGCTGCTCCGCCGGGAGAACCTCTGGGCACAGAGCTACTTCAAAGCAAGCGTCTGGGGCACCGACATGACTGGAGCACCGTCCGCCGATCAGGGAGCGGGCACCTTCATTCACTGGGACGACTACGAGAACAGCAACCCGATCGAGGACATCGACACCCAGCGATGGGCGATCGCCAGCGTGACCGGCAAACTGCCGCAGATCCTGGTGCTCGGGCCGTACACCTACAAGGCGCTGCGGAACCACCCGATCGTGTTGGACCGCATCAAGTACACTCAGCGCGGCATTGTGACCCCGGACCTCCTGGCGACCCTGCTGGACGTGGACAAGGTGCTGGTGGCAGCGGCCGTCCAGAACGCCTCCGCCAAGGGTGCAGCCACCCAGAACATCAACTTTGTGTTCGGGAAAGGCGCACTGCTGACCTACGCTGCACCGTCCCCTGGCATCAAGACCGCCTCGGGCGGTTACTGCTTCGCCTGGAACGGGTTGTTTGGTTCGGGCGCATACGGCAACCGGATCGGGCGCATCCCGATGCCCTGGTTGGGTGAGGGCACAGAGCGCATCGAGGGTGAAATGGCGTTCGACATCAAGGTCGTTGGCGCTGACCTGGGCTGCTTCTTTGCCGGGTGCGTGTCCTAACCATGAAAGTCTACCGGGCACGGAGAGCATTCGTGGCCGACGGAGTGGAGTACGCGGGCGGCCAAATAGTGCCGTCCGCCGCTTCATTTCCCAACCTGAAAGCCATGGTCGGAGCGAGTTTTCTGACCGAAGAGGAGGTCGAGGCGGATGAGTTGGAGCTACAGCGGGGACCCGAGCACGACCTCGGTAGATGCGGTCCGATTCCTGATCGGCGACACCGACGACACCGATCCGCAACTGCAAAATGAGGAGATCAACTGGCGCATCAACCAGGAGGGCACCATTAAGGTGGCCGCCTATAAATGCTGTCTGAACCTGATAGCAAAGTACAGCCGAAAGGCGGACAGAAGCATCGGGGATCTCAGGATGAGCTTCTCCCAGCAGGCGGAAGCATACCGCAAGCTGGCGACAGACATCATGGTCGACGCAGCCGTGATGGCGCAACCCTACTCTGGGGGCATCAGCCCGACAGAGAAGCTGAACGAGACGCTCGACCCGACCACCGTGCAGCCGACCTTCAAGCGCGGCATGATGGGCGCTGATGGACCGACGAGCACCGCAGCGGGGGCAGGCGTCTATGGAGATTGAGCTGAAGCAACTGCTCTGCCAGGAAATCACGATCGAACCTTGCACCGGTCAGAACGGAGCCGCCGAACCTCAATACGGAGCGGCCGTCCCCTACGCAGCCAAGGTACAGGGCAAGGTAAAGATGACCAGGAGCACCAAGGGAAAAGATACTGTCAGCACGGCGCAGGTCTACCTGGACGGATTGACCCCGGTGGGGCCGGACGACCGGATCACCCTGCCCGACGGCACCCAGCCTCTGATTATCTCGATTGCCACGCTCGTCGACGAGACAGGCGCAACGCACCACAAGGTGGTGTACACATAATGATCAGCTACAAGGTCGAAGGACTACCGGAGTTACTGGCCAACCTGAAGATCATCGGCAGCCAGGCACCCCGGGTGGTCGGAATAGCAATCTACCAGGAAGTCGAACTGACCATGACAGACTGCAAGAAAGAGACCCCGGTCGACACCGGCACCCTGCGGGACACCGGGTATGTCAAGGAGCCGGTCATCGACGGCCAGAAGGTCAACGTGGAGATGGGCTTCGGAGGCCCGGCAGCACCCTATGCCAGATATGTCCATGACGGGACGAAGGCGCACGATGTCTCGGTCAGAACCAAGAAGGTCATGGCGGTATCGATCCGGCATTGGAAGGGCAGCGCCAACCCATATGGCGCAGGGCTGCCCTGTCTATCCAAGGACGGCAACTACGTGATCCTGGGCAAGCGGGTACACATTCCCGCTAGAGCCGGGCGACCATACCTGACGGGGCCGGTGGAGCGCAACCTGCCGGTGTTCGCAACGCGAGTACAGACCGCGGTGGTAACGGCCGCCAACAAGCAACTGCACGGGGAGGCGTAAACCATGCCAATCAGCGAGGACATTACCACCTACCTGGCAACACAGGGCATGGGCACCGTCGGCACCGACATCTTCTACGAGTACCAGCCGGAAAACCCAGCAGCCTGCATAACAGTGTTTGACGCAGGCGGGCCATCGCCAGAGGAGCCGCCTGAATCATGGCGGGAGCTTTACGTCCAGGTCCGCAGCCCGGACCATGCGACAGGATACGCCAACATCTGGGCGGCACTGAGCAGCATTCTCTACCCGACGACCCCAGACGGCACGTTCGCTGTCGGAGAGAACCAGTACATAGCGCAACTGCAGGATATTCCGTCCATTACAGCCAGAGACGAGCTAGGGCGCTACCTGTTTTTCTTCCGGGCAGTGGTCGTCAATCTGGCCGGGAACGCCCAGGCGGACGATTGGCTGACCGCCCTGGCGAACTGGACAACCGCAGCACTACCCGGTTGGATGATTTACAGCGGCTGGCGGGGATTCAAGCGGCCATCAGTTACCTGGATGCTGACCGGCACCCAGACCAAGGAGCGGGGCGGGAGCAGCTATCTGCTGCAGAAGAAACTCACCGGCTTCTTACTTGGGCGGACACCCAACGAGCACGCCCAGGCAGCGGCAACCCTGATCACCGGGCTGGCCTGTGCCATCAAGATCCCGCTGGACCCCACGAGCAACACCTGGCTGACCGTTATCACACCGGCGGCCAGCGCCGACGGCCAGAGCAACCTGCTCAGTAAGGCAACCGTCACCCTGCAACGGGTGACACTGCGGCCGCCGATCGCAGGCGCGCTAACAGGCACGCTGATGGACACCGTAACGCTGACCAAGGAGGAGATAAAGACATGATGGAAGAGGAGCAGATCACCGGGGACCAGGTCCAGTCCGCCCCCTACCCGAGGGCAGAAAAGAAGCAGATCGCCCAGGACCAGGTCCAGCCCACCCTCTATCCGAGGGCAGAACTGGTAGCCAGGGCGAGGGAGATATTCGGAGTGTACCCGGAGATCGTGATCGGGGCGCTCTACGGCAACACAAAAAGCGAACTGTCCACCGACGATGTCCGGGCAGCGATCAAGGATTTCTTAGAAAGGAAGGTGAGTTAAGTGGCATCAGGAAACTGGTCGAAAACAGACCTGCCGGTCAGGCCCGGCTTTTACATGAACTTCGTGGCAGCCGCCCTGGCGGCAATTACGCCCGGAGCGCGGGGCATCGTCGCCATCCCGGTCAAGGCCAACTGGGGGCCGATCGAGACGATGGTGCAGATCACCAGCGAGACCGACCTGGATAATTACTACGGCGAGGCTTCGGCACCCTACACCGCCCACGACAGCATCTACCTGGCGCTCTTGGGACAGCCCCAGACGGTGCTCGCCTACCGGATGGCCGATGCCAGCGCTGCCAAGGGCAGCGTGACCCTGAAGGACAGCGCTGTCGCCAACGCCCTGACATTAACTACCAAGTACGAATCCACCAGAGCCTTCAACGTGACCGTGAGAGACAACCCGGTCAGTCCGGCAACCATGACGGACATTGTGCTGTTCGAGGGAACGGCGCAACTGGTGGTCATCACCTTTGCCAAGGGGGCGGGCATTGCCGCCAACGCCGTGGCAGCGATCGCCGCCAACGCCAACAACACCTACATCAATGCCACCAGCCCGGCACCGGGCAACGGCACCCTGGCAGCGGTCAGCAATGTAGCCCTCACCGGAGGCAACGACGGTCTGGCCGGGATCACCAACACCGACTACACCGCCGCCATGTCGGCCTTTGAGGCGCAGACCATCAACGCCTTTACCTTGGACGGGGCAACCGACCCGGCGCTGCAGACATCTGTGGCCGCCTGGATCGCCCGCATACGGAGAAACGGCAAGATGGTCACGACCTACATGGGCGGCACGGCCGTGGCCGACCAGGAGATTACCGCAGCCAACGCCCAGAGTCTGGGCTTTAACGTCGAAGGAGTGATCAACGTCGGCGTGAGCGGCATCCTGGACGGCGTGACCTACCCGAGCGCCATGGTGGCCTGTTACATCGCCGGGCTGACTTCGGGGCAGGCACTGAGCGAAAGCCTGACCTACGCTGTGACCGCGTTCCAGGATGTGACACCCAGACTGACGAACGACCAGGTCATCGCCGCCCTGAACGCAGGCACCCTGGTGCTGACCTATGACGGAGAGCACGTCATCGTCGAGCAGGGCATCGACACCCTGACCACGTTCTCGGAGACCCAGGGCAAGGTATGGCGGAAGATCAAGTGCATCAGGATCATGGATGCAATCGCCACCGACACCGCCAAGGCCGCCCAGAGCAGCTACGTCGGGAAAATCCTGAACAACACCATCGGGCAGACGGCGCTCCTGTGCGCTATCAAGCAGTATTTTGAGACGCTGGCCCCGGATTTGCTGGACGCCGACTTCACGGTACAGACGGATGCCGATGCCATGAAGACGGCAGAGAGCGACCAGTTCTTCTGGACGTACACGGCGACGATTGTGGACAGCATGGAGCGCATCTTTGGCACCGGATGCATCAACGGATAAGGAGGTGGACTAATTGGCATTGGACGAATCCAGAGTAATCCTGGGCACCTACGGCCAGGCGTACATCAACGGAATCTGGCAGACCAACTTCAATAAGCTGGTCGCCGAGGTCGAGCAGGTCAAGAAGGAACTGCTCCTATCGGGGGACAACTGGACCCGGCACAAGCGGGGGGCGCTCAAGGGCACCGGCACGCTGTCCGGGTTCCACGTCACCAGCGGCATGATCGCCAACGGCTTCGCCAAGTTGGAGATCCTCTCCACACTGGCTGACCCGGAGAGTTACGGCTCCGAGACCATCCGGCTGAAAAACGTGATGTTTGACAAGATCCAACTGGCGAACTGGGAGGCGGGGAACGAGGTCGCCGAATCGGTAGCGTTCACGTTTAGCGGGTACGAGCTTTTAGACCCGATCGTCGCATCGTAAAGAGGGGAGTGGGGGGCAATGGCAAGTAAAGAGAAGATCGAGGGACTGTCCGAAGAGGAGGTGCTGCGGCGTCTTCTGGACGCTGACATCATCCCAGAGAAGACAGTGGTGCTCGAACGGCTGAAGATCCCGGTCACGCTCATGGGGCTGACCGGCAAGCAGGTGTTCCAGATCCAGGAACGCTGCACCATTCACAACAAGAAGACGGGAGCTGACCGGATCGACACCGAGGACTTCAACGTCGGGCTGATTTCGGCGGCCACCAAAAGGCCGAACTGGGGCGCACCGGCACTGACCGGCAAGTTCAAGGCCAGCGGACCCGAAGAGGTCATCAAGCGGGCACTGCTGGCCGGAGAAATGTCGGCACTGGGCGACATAGTGCTTGACCTTTCAGGCTACAACATCGACCTCGACGACACAAAAAACTGATCAAGGCCGGGGGGCTGGCAACGGTGCTGTTTAACCTTTGGAGCCAGCACCACCTGCTCCCCAGCCAATATTTCAATCTCTCCCGGGGCGAGCAGCAGTTCCTGATGTGCTGCGCTGAGGTCGAGATCGAGCGGGAGAAAAAGGGCAATAAGGGCGGGAGGTGATGCGAAGGTGGCAGAGAACGAGGAAGGCAAAAATGTAATAATTACCATCGGGGCAAACACCTCGGGCGTGGACGAGGGCATGGCCAAGGCAGGGGCAACGGTCGAGAAGTTCACCGGCAACGCCGAGAAGCAGATGAACACCCTGAACAAAATCAAGGTCAACCCGGCCGTCACCATCCAGGACAAGATCAGCGCGCCGCTCAAGAAGATCGGCAGCGGCCTGGACAACCTCAAGAGCAAGGCGAGCAGCGTCTTCGGCTTGCTGAGCAACCCCATGGCCATCATCGGCGTCGCAGCGTCCGCCTTCGGGCTGTTTGCCTTGACCAAGGGCGCGGCCGATTACGGGAATTCGCTCTACGAGATGGCCGCCAAAATGCACATGTCCACACAGCAAGCGGCGGACATGAACAAAGTACTGACGCTGTCGGGGACAAGCAGTACGCTGTTCACCAGCACCATGATCCGGCTGGACAAGGCCGTGGACACCGCCGGGAAAAGCGGTAACGCTACCACCAAGGGGCTGGCGCAGTTCGGGGTGGCACTGAAGGACGCCAGCGGCAAGACATTGTCCTACAACGACCAACTGGCCAACCTGGCTAAGGGATACGCTGCAGCGACGGCAGCGGGCAAGGATCAGGATTTCGTCGCCCAGGTGCTAGGGATGAGGGGGCAGCAGATGATCCCGCTGCTCAAGGACTACACGGAGAACGCCAAGATCGCCAGCAAGGTGCAGGCCATCGGGATCGACCCCATCCAGGCGCACGAATTGACCCAAAACATGAAGGCGCTCCAGATGCAGACCCAGCAACTGGGGTACGGCTTTGCCGACGCCTTCTTACCGTTTGTGAACGCCATCGCCCCGGAATTATTAAAGATTATGGGGAAAATCGTAAGTTTCATCAAGCAGTACGAACCGCAGATCCAGGCTTTCTTCGAGGGCGTCGGCAAGACCGCAGCGAAGGGGCTAGACCAGGCGGCGACCGCTTTCTTTAACTTCGTCAACCAACTTACCAACAACCCGGCATTCCAGAACGCCTCACTAGGCGGCAAGTTAACCATGATCGCCGACGACGCCCTGGACGCCCTGAACGCCTGGGTCAGCGGCCCGGGAGGCAGCAGGATAATATCCCTATTCACCCAACTGGCGGAGATCGCCATAAAGGCGTGGGGCAAGGCGCTGGTGCTGACCGTCGGAGACGCCTTCAAGGATCTGCTCCACGGCAACATCGGCGGGACGGTGGTGACCGGAGGGCTGTTCTACATGCTGGGCGGAGGCATGCTCGTCAAGCTCATCGTGGCCGCGATTAACGCGGCCAAGGGGATGATCGCCCCGGCAGCAGAGGCAGCGGCACCAGAAGCGGTAGCGGGAACCGAGGCGGTAGTGGGAACCGAGGCGGTAGCGGGGACATCCATGGGGATGGCCTTCGTCGCCGTTCTGGCCAACCCGTTCGTCTGGGGGCCGGCAGCAGCGGCGCTGGCATACGCCATCATCCGCCGCACCAACGTCGGGAAACCAGCCCAGACGGCAGGATCATGGGCCAGCCAAGAGGTCTTCAAGCTGCAGCACGGAGGCCT